GCCGCTGCGTCAGCCGCCGCTGCCGCAATCAGTGCTTCAAATGCGTTAACCAGCGAGGGTAATGCTTCAACTTACGCGGGTAATGCTCTAACGTCGGCTAATAACGCTGCCGCTTCTTTCGATTCTTTTGATGACCGTTACCTTGGCGCAAAAGCGTCCGATCCTTCGGTTGATAATGACGGCAACGCTTTGTTGACGGGTGCTTTGTATTTCAATACCACGGTCAATGAGATGCGTGTGTATAGTGGCGCGGCTTGGCTGGCTGCTTATTTACCGGCAACTGGGTATTTAGCCTTGTCAGGCGGCACCATGACAGGCAACGTCACCATGAACGCGCAAACAGATGTACGGTTTGCCGATGCTGATTCGAGCGCGTATGTGGCTTTGCAAGCCCCGGCAGTTATTGCCACTAATTACACATTGACCTTACCTGCGGCTGATGGCACTAGCGGCCAAGCCCTTGTTACTAACGGCTCAGGCACCCTTTCATTTGCCGCTGTTGATGCGTTACCTAGCCAAACCGGCAATAATGGCAAATACCTATTTACCAATGGGGCGGCTGCTAGTTGGGAGAATACAGGTGCTTCGGCTGGCGGCGTGATTTGGGAAAACAGCCTAGTCATTAGCGCAAATTACACCCTCGCAACGTCAAAGAATGGCTTTAGCGTCGGCCCAATCACAATCAATTCCGGTGTTGCCGTCACTGTTCCTAGCGGTCAGCGCTGGGTCGTACTGTAAGAGGATAAGAGATGAGTTCAATTTCAGCAGGTACATCAGCAGGCACCGCGCTAGTAAGCACTGGCGATACTACGGGTGCGTTGGTATTTAAGACGGGCGCTAGTGCCACTACGGCATTAACCTTAGACGCCACGCAGAATGCTACGTTTGCAGGCACGGTAACTGCAACAGGGGGTGTTGTAGGTCTTGCGCCAGCTAATTTACAAGAATTCACGTCGTCCGGCACATGGACTAAGCCTACAGGATGTACGTTTGTTCAGGTTGAGTTATGGGGCGCTGGTGGCGGCGGTGGATCGGGCAGGACGGCTGCGACAAGTAATTTAAGGAAAGGTGGCGGTGGCGGTGGTGGTGGCGCATTAGTAAGACTTATGTTTAAAGCTAGTGATCTTACGGCTACTGTTGCGGTTACCTTGGGCGCTGGAGGCACAGGCGGCGCAGCAGTTACTGTGATTAATACTAATGGCAATGCAGGAACTGGTGGCGGCAATACAACATTTGGCGCATATTTAACCGCTTACGGTGGCGGTGCAGGTGCACTTCCTGATGACCAACCAACGCCCGCGTCTGGAGGTGGTGGCGGTGGGTCTGCTAGTGCCGGTGGTGCTGGGTCAACTTTATCCAGCGGTGGCAGTCCAGCCAGTACATATTTTGGTGGAGGCTCAACAAATGGCCTTAATACAGGAGGGGGTGGTGGAGGCTGCCAAAATGGTACTCAAGGATTAAGTGCCGAATGGGGTGGTGGCTCAGGCGGCGGCGCATCATCTACTGGAGATGATGGGAGGAATGCGGGCAGTTCTGTTTTTGCTGCTGGTGGGGGTGGAGGCGGTGCCGGGATAACAAATGCTAATGCTGCTAGTACGGGTGGTGTTGGAGGAAAAACAAATAGTTACTCGTCTGGCGGTGGGGGTGCAGCAGGACGCCCCGGAACAGCAGGTACACAATCTGTAACTGGGTCTGGTAGTGGCGGCGGAGGCGGATCGTCTAATGCAACACTTATTGGTGGTAGTGGCGGCGCAGGTGGTGCAGGTGGTGGAGGCGGTGGTGGGGGTAGTGGCGCAATAAATGGCGTCAACTCCGGCGCGGGCGGTGCAGGTGGTATAGGTTATGCACGAATTTACAGTTGGTAAGGGGATAGCATGGGCTACGCAAAAATAGAAAACGGCGCAATCACAAACGTCATTGTCGCTGATGCAGAATTCGCGGCAGAACATGGGCTAGTTGAGTTTTCTGCCTACATTGGCAGTAAAGCAGTCGGTATCGGCTGGAAATATGACGGCACAAACTTTACCGAGCCTGATCCAGTTATAGCGCCAGTAATTACTGCGCCTTCCAAAGAACAACTGCTTGCAGAGCTACAGGCTCTGACGGCTAAAATCCAAGCACTGGAGTAATCATGTCTACGACAATTGACGGCACAGCAGGGATAACATTCCCAAATGCTAGTGTGCAAGTAGCGGCAGCACCTAGTGTTGTTGTTTCTAACAGAACATCAAATACTATTTTGTCCGCTGCGGATTTATCGACTTTGATAAATATTACCAGCGGAACTTTTAGCCAAACATTTACTGCTGCCGCAACACTGGGGTCGGGGTGGTTTTGCTATATCCGCAATTCTGGCACTGGCGACATTACGCTCGACCCTAATGCCTCTGAATTGATTGACGGGCTTGCTACTTACGTTATGTACGGCGGCGAAACTCGGTTGGTGCAATGCACCGGGACAGCGTTTACATCGGTAGTGCTTTCGCCGTTTTACAGGACGTTTACTGCAACAGGCACCTTTACGCAGCCTCCCGGATACACGGCTATTGGAACTCGTGTTATTGGAGCGGGTGCTGGGGGTGGAAGTGGCCGCAGAGGGCTTGCTGGCAACGCGCGTGGGGGTGGTGCTGGAGGCGGCGGGGGTGCTTTGGCAACTCAAATAATAAGTGGACTAACCGCTGGTACGGGCTATACCATGACCATCGGCGCAGGCGGCACAGGTGGGGCGGCGCAAACAGTTGACACGACGAATGGCAATGTCGGAGTGGTGGGTGGTACATCTTCTTTTTCTACACTGCTTTATGCCTATGGCGGTGGCGGTGGCGGTGGCGGCTCTGACGGTATCAATGGGGCAGGGGGTGGTGGAGGAACAGGCTCTGCTGGAACAACAGGCTCAGGAGGCAATCCCAAACAGACTGCGGATATGACAACTGCGAATGGCGCATTGAATAGTGTAGGAGGGGGTGGTGCGAGTACCATAGGTAATGGTGCCGCAGGCTGTGCTGAATACGGCGGTGCGGGTGGTGGTCGGAATGATGCAGCAACCGCAGTAGCGGCTGGCGGTTCCTCTCTCTACGGTGGGCCGGGAGGGGGCAGCGGCGCAACTCTGGCAAACACTAATGTCGCGCGGATTGGCGGGGCTGGCGGCACTTTCAATTCATATACCGCCGGAGGTGGCGCTGCGGGCGGAGCAGCCACTGGAGCTAACGGGACGGATGGGACGGCTGGGGTAAATGGATTTTGCGGAAGCGCGGGAGGAGGGGGTGGCAGCGGAACTGGCATTGGCGGAACTGGAGGAGCCGGTGGTGCACCGGGAGCCGGGGGCGGTGGAGGCGCAGCGTCGGTGAACACTTTCAATAGCGGTGTTGGTGGCGCTGGTGGGCGTGGTGAAGTACAAGTTTGGGGGGTTGCATAATGAGAGCACACATCATCATTGACGGCAAAGTCAGCAACACAATCATTGTTGACAGTCTGGACTTCATGCCAAATCTTATTGAGGCAACTGAAGGTGGCATTGGTTGGACTTACGCTAACGGTGTGTTTACGCCTCCCGAACCAGAACCTACCCCATCCCCTGCCCCCACTAAAGAACAATTGATAACGCAACTAGCTGCGTTATCTGCACAAATACAAGCACTGGAGTAACTCATGGCTACGATTATCAATGCGGATACTTCAACAGGCGGGGCAATCATTACAGGTGATGCGTCTGGTGAATTAGCACTACAGTCTGCTGGCACAACCGCACTAACAGCCGCATCGGGTAATTTGACCGTTGCCCAAAAAATGACTGTTATCGGTACGGCCAGCATTGCAGGTTTAAAGATTGCCGATGTATTGGAGACTGCCACAGTTTCTGCTACTGCGGCCACAGGCACAATTGCCTATGACGTAACCACCCAAGCCGTGTTGTACTACACGACCAACGCTTCGGGTAACTTTACAGTCAACTTCCGTGGCTCTAGCGGTACATCACTTAATACTTTGATGGCTACTGGTGAATCTGTGACCGTGGCTTTCTTAGTGACCAACGGTGCTACAGCTTATTACAACAGTGCGGTTCAGGTTGACGGTAGCAGCGTTACACCCAAATATCAAGGCGGTACTGCCTATGCGGCGGGTAACGCAAGTGCAGTTGATGTCTATATGTACACGATTATCAAGACGGGCAATGCGGCTTTTACCGTGTTCACTTCACAAACTAAGTTTGCATAGGGACATAACATGCCTTTAATAGCTACCCGTGGCGCTGCATCTGCCCAAGGCTTTGGTGAGTTTGCAGAGGCAACTGCTGTTAACTACATCGAAAACGTATTCTCTACATATCTCTACACGGGTAATGGCTCTACGCAGACGATTACTAACGGGATTGATCTAGCTGGTAAGGGTGGGTTAGTTTGGATTAAAGGGCGTTCTGGAGCAACAGACCATGCTTTATACGACACTACTCGTGGGGCTACGTTTGATTTAGCCTCTAACACTACAGCAGGGCAAACCACCCAAGCCAACGGATTAACTAGTTTTGGAACAACTGGGCTTTCTGTTGGCGCACTTGCAAAGATTAACACTAGCACTGCTACCTACGCCTCATGGACATTCCGAGAGCAGCCTAAGTTTTTTGATGTGGTGACTTGGACGGGTACAGGAGCAAACAGAACTATTGCGCATAACCTTGGTTCAGTACCCGGCTGTATTATTGTAAAACGTACAGACACAGCAGCAGCTTGGGCTGTTTACCACCGCAGCCTTGCCAATACGCAATACTTGGTGCTTAACGACACAGCAGCAGTAGCTACTGATGCAACGCGTTGGAACAGCACAACGCCAACAAGTACGGTTTTTAGCCTTGGCACTGCCACCACAGTAAACGCCTCTGGCGGTACTTATGTTGCATATATTTATGCCCACGACGCAGGTGGCTTTGGCCTGACGGGTACGGACAATGTGATTAGTTGTGGGTCGTTTACTACTAATGGTTCTGGTGCAGCCACGATTAATCTTGGTTGGGAGCCGCAGTTTGTTATCTTGAAGCGAACTAACGGAGGCTCGGTTTGGTCTATTGTTGATTCAATGCGAGCATGGGTAAATACCGCCGGTGGTTATGATGCTATTGTATCAGCAGAATTCTCCGGGGCTGAATTTACTAACAGTAGAGGATTCCCGACAGCGACAGGGTTTGAATTTACTTCAACGGATAGCGGTATAGGCGCATCTTTGCCCTTCATCTACATAGCCATACGTCGCGGACCGATGAAAGTGCCTACGTTGGGTACGAGTGTGTTTAGTCCGATATTGGCTACGTTTAACGGTACTACCGTTACAAACACCGGCTTTGTTGTCGATATGGTTATTAATAAAAACGGTGTGGCTTCTGTAGGCG